AGAAAGAAGAGAAAAAAGAATTCGACGCTGAAGAATTATTAGAAGGCGTTGCTAATCTTTTACAACCATACACTGAAGAAATCAAAGAACTTAAAGAAGAACTATCAGTTCTTACTTCAAGATTTAATGACGTAGCTGATGAACCAGCTGCAAAAAAGGTTCGCAACACCTTCTCCCAAGATGCAGAAACCCAAAAATCCTTAACAGAAAGAAGATTAGAATCTTTAATCTCAATCCGTAAAGGTAAAAAGTAAACAAATTTAAAAACACAAATTAATTATTATGGCATTTGATTTAACTGCACTAAGTGCATACACAGATGAGAATTCTTTAGACTTAATTGCTAAAGCAGTTCTGAACACTGACCTAATGTGAGAGATCGATTTAAGATCTGGACTAGCAGCAGGAACAGTGGCTATCAACCTTATGGATGGTGACTTAAACGTTGCTGACCTAGCATGTGGTTGGAACCCTAGTGGTGATGTAAACTTTTCACAAGTTGATATTACTATTAGAGACAAACAAGTAAAGATGGACCTTTGTCCTGAAGACTTAAGACAATACTGGTTATCTCAGAGAATGAGTGCAGGTGCAAACCAAGAATCAGTACCTTTCGAAGAAGTAATCGCAGATTACTACGTAAAGAGAATTTCTAAGTACAATGAAGCATACTTAATCGACGGTGACGGAACTGGAACTGGTATTAAAGATCAAGTAACTGCTGCTGCTGGTGCAACTGTACCTGCTGGTGCTGCTATTTGGACGCTGGCAAACGCAGTGGACCAAGCATTAGACTTATTTGATGGTATCAATGAAGCTTCTAAAGATAGAGATGATTTAATTATGATCGTTTCTCCTGCAAACTTCAATACATTAAGAAGAGCTTTAGTTGCTCAAAATTACTTCCACTATGATCAAGGCGATGGTAGATCTTTCGAATTACCAGGAGCTAATATCAAGGTTGTAAAAACTTCAGGTTTAACTGGATCTAACTACGTAGCTGCAGGTCCTGCATCTATGATCGTTGCTGGAACAGGATTAACTGATGATATGTCAACTGTACAATTCTTCTTTGACAAAGGTCAAGATGTAGTAAAATTCATCTCTAAATGGAGATTAGGTGTTGCTGTATCTCAAGTAGATCAGTTCTCAACTAACGAATTAGCATAATTCTGACAACTAAACCCAAAAAAAAGAAATTTTAAACTATGGCTTGTTCAAATTTAACAGGAGGTTTCACATTAGACTGTAACGACTCGAATGGTGGTATCGATAAGATATTCATTTCAAACGGTCCTGTAGACTCTATAACTGAATCTAATGGTACAATCACAGCAATTACTGTTGGTGGTTCTGCCTTAGCACCTAGTGACTTTTTCGAATTTGAGGTTCCTCGTCAGACTAGTTCATTTACAGAAACTATTAATGTTTCACAAGAGAATGGTACGGTATATTACGACCAAGCTCTAACAATGATTTTCAACAAAATGGAAGCATCTAAAAGAGATCAAATCTTATTAATGGCGCAAGCTACTGATATGGTTGTGGTTTTTAAAGACAATAACGCTAAGTACTTTAGTGTTGGTGTTGAAAGAGGTGCATTCATGACTGCTGGATCTTCATTAAGTGGAACTGCTTATGGTGACAGAAATGGATATGAATTGACTATTTCAGGAATGGAAGAGAAACCTTCATTTGAAGTTACAGGAAGCATCGTAGAAGCATAAGCTCTACACTCCTATACAAATTAAAAGGGAATCCTAACGGGTTCCCTTTTTTAGGTTAGAATAATTGGATTGGATCTTGCGATGAATAACCTTTAGTTAGTGGAAGTCTTTGAGTAGATTGCCATAGACCATCTTTCCATATACCATACTGAAAGGTTTTGCCATTGATTTCTATTTCAGGTTGATAGGTTGCATATAAGTAAGTCTTTTTACCATAGCTTGTATTATATTGAGAAGGCACAAACAATTCACCAGATACACTGTATTTAACATCTATGAATACTCCGCGTGTAAACCCTATAATTACAATTTCTTTTAGTAAGAATTGAATACGCTCTGGTCTATAAGGTCCTGTTAAGATTATATCTAAGTCTTGTGTATCTCTATCTTCTAATATACCACCAACTAACCAAGCTGAAAATTCAGGCTTAACTAAGGCTGCAATCTCTCTTATCTCTCTAACTACGCTTGGTAAACCGTTTAGTGTGTGCCAGTTATCTCTACTTAATGCACCGTATTTAATTCTTCGCTTATACATTATGATATATATCGCTATTACAACTCACTCTAAAATTATATTTCTATATAGAAACACACAATTATTATATGACTACAGTAATTAACGGAACAACATTAACCTTATACGCTAACAAACCAGCTACAATAGATTTAAATCAATCCATTGTCATTAAATCACAATATTCACAAAAGATTGTATTAACAGTTACAACAGGTAATTGGGTAGCAGCTATTGATAACGATAGGTATGTACAAATAGAAGCAACTATTCCTGCTACGTTTAAAGATGAACACCAAAACGGTTATTATACATGGACAATAGGTAACTATAGTGACATCGTTAAGATCATCACGTCACCCGGAGGTGGCCCTGGCGAAGTAGAATATATAAGTAGTAACGAAAATAGAGAGGCAGATGTATACTTCCGCCCAAATTATTAAGAATAATATGAGAAATACACCAGAAGGTCTATACAGTGTAAAAGGTTCGCAGTTCGAAGCCTTACAATTACCTGTAATACAAGAACAAAGAGGAAAAGACTATATCAAATTTGGTATAGATAACTTATTTCCTCAACAAATTATAGAACTCTATAATACTTCAGCAATGAATCATACCTGTATCGATGCAATCGTTGATGGTATGGTAGGTGAAGGTATAGTAAACTACGGTGGCGAATACGTTAATTCGGAAGGAGAAACAATAGATGAGATATTTAGAAAGATTTCTTTAGATTACGAACTATTTGGTGGATATTCTATCAACTGTGTTTGGAACAAAGAAGGCAACAGAATTGCAGAACTATATCACCTCCCTTTTGCTAACGTAAGAAGCGGTAAGCCAGATGATGAAGACCATATACATTCTTACTATTATAGTTCTGATTGGTCACAAATTAGAAAACACAAACCAGTAGAATATAAGTGCTTTGATCCTACAGATAATAAGAAGGACAATGCATCACAAATATACTACTGTAAAAATTACGAACCAGGTCAAGAAGTATACCCTTTACCTTCTTATGTAGGTGGTTTAAACGACATACAATTAGATGGAAGAGTTTCAAAGTTTCATAATGCAAACATTTCAAACGGTCTTGCACCTTCAATGTTCGTTCAATTTAGAAACGGTATACCTAGTCCAGAAGAAAGAAGAGATATCTATAGAGAGATTGAAGACACATTTAGTGGAGAAGATAATGCAGGTAGATTCTTTTTAGCGTTCTCTGAACCAGGAAAAGAACTACAAGTTACTCCTATTGAAAATGCTAATGACGATTATTACATTACATTAGAGCAAAGAATAACAAGTAGAATCTTAACAGCCCATAGAATAACATCTCCGTTACTTCTAGGGATTAAAGACGGTGCAGGTTTTAGTTCTAATAGCGAAGAAATAATAACTTCTTACAGTCACTTCATGAATACTGTTGTTAGACCTAAACAAAAGAAAGTTCTTTCTACCTATGGTTACTTATTAAAACTATTTGGTTTAAATGTTACATTTGAAATTGAACCAGTACCGATGTTAATAGGAACTGAAGCAGAAGATCCTGCATTAGCAGAAAACATATCAAATATAGAAGCAGAATAATATGAGCCAAACAGCACTACTCGTTTCAGAACAAAGATTTAAACAATGGACTCAGCTTGATGACAATGTTAGAATGAATGAGATTACACCATTCATCTTACAAGCACAAGATATTTACATGCAAGATTCATTAGGTACTAAGTTTTACACAAGACTTAAGAATGGAGTTATTAATAACGATCTTACAGCTGACGAACAACTATTACTAAAGGATTATATAGGTCCTACATTAATGAACTACGCATTGTATATGATGATGCCTTCACTTAAATATAAGTTTGTAAATCAAGGAATTGTTTCCGGTACATCAGAAGGCACTACACCTACAACGTTAGATGAATTACAGTATTTAAGACAAACAACCTTAGATACTGCCGAGTTCTATAATAAGAGACTCCTAAAATACTTTTTAGATAACCCAAACATGTTTCCTGATTATCAAAATCCAGGAACAGATGGTATGATGCCAAACAAAGATAATCCATATTTTAGTGGATTAGTCGTACCAAGAAATAACTTAAGATATTATGAAGAAAGATACGGTGAATGTTCAGACTGCGGCCCTTCCACAACAATCCAAGGCAACCCATAAGAATGTCAAAAAGCTTAAAGTATTTTTAAGTAAAGACAAAAAGAACAACACAAATTAAAATTATATTTCTAAATAGATGAGTGATATAACAAATTCAGTAAAATCCTACGTTGAGTGTGCTAGTAATCCTACGATTACTTCGCCAGTTAACGGTGGTTGGCTTTCAGCTTATGCTATACAGCTAGGACAAACAGCACCTGTTAATGGTTCTTGGTTACAAGCAGTATGTTTAGGTTTAGGTATTACAGCTCCAGTAAATGGAAGTTGGGTAATAGCCTTAGCAAATTATTATGGTGTAACACAACCATTAAATGGTACATGGTGGTACGCAATACAAGACGATGTGTGTGGTGGTGGACCTCCAACTCCTCCTCCATTCGTATGGAACTTAGATACAAGAACTTGGGAATCAGAATCCAGAGTATGGGATGTTGGTTAACAGAAATTAAAAATTAAAATTAGAATATATGGCAGCTTTAACAGGAAATGCAATTAACACGAGTTACTCTGGTCTCTTAAAAACCACAGACAATGGCGCAATCGGCGCTACAGCTAAACTGTTAACGGATGGTTTAGGAAACAATTCTACTCTATCAATAGGAACAGCTGGTGCTATCTTCACAGGTACATTAGATTTAACTGGAGCAACTGTAACAGGTTTACCAGTAGATCCTAATACTACTTATGATTTAGCTAGTGCACAGGATGGAACTAATGTAGATATTACTTTAACAGGATCAGATGCTACAGTTGACACAGTACAACTTACAGCAGGAACAAACATTACTTTAACCGAAGCAGCAGGTAGTATTACTATCGATGCAGCTGGTGGTGGAGGAGGTTCTGCTGGTTTAGTTAATGGTTCTTTTTCAGAATCATTAAAGAATGCAGATAGCTTAGTAACAACAGCTACTACACAATTTGGTGTTGGTGATATTACAATAGGTAATGCTGCTCAAGTACAAAACAGTGCTGCGACTAACGATTATTATGGTGGTGGTGCAGTAGTTATAGGTGATGGAGCTACGTATGAAAAAGGAGTAGATTACAGCTTTGCTACAATTTTAGGTGGAGTTGCTATTGGTAAAGGAGCTCAAGCCGTTCAAGGTGGACTTGGTGGTGTTGTTGCAATTGGTTCTAATGCTCAAGCAACCGCAGCAGGAGCCGTAGCAATTGGTAGTGGATATACTACAGGTAATGGACCTATAGCAAATTCAACAGACGCTGTAGCAATAGGTTATCAAACAGAGGCTACAAACTCTGCATCAGTAGCGATTGGAAAAGCTTCTGATTCAAAAGGATATCAATCTGTAGCGATTGGTGGATCTTCTAGATCTGAAGGTGGTGGTTTTCAAACCAGTTCAGTTGGAATTGGTGGATATGCTGAAGCTCTTGCTGAGAATACAACTGTTATTGGATCTAACTCAAAAGGTAAAAATGATCGAATGACAATCATTGGTGCTAATAACCAAGGAACTACCCTTACACCTTCAGAAACTATTATGTTAGGTTATGGTAATAATTATGCTGCAGCTAACCATAGAGTAATTCATATAGGTAATCAAACTAGTTTCTCTAGTCAAGCTGGATGTAACGATACAGTAAGAATTGGTAACTCACTTGAACATGAAGGTGGATCTAGTTCTACACTAGATATTTCTAATTCAGTTCAAATCGGTTTACTATCAAAATTAGGAGCCTCTAACACAGTAGCTATTGGTAGACAAGCTAGTGCTACAGGTGGAGGTGGAACTGCAGTCGGAAGAAACTCTACAGCAAGTGGAGATAATTCTTTTGCTGGACCTAACGCTACTGCAGGACAGACTAATTCTGCTGCATTCAATGGCGTTTCTTCAACGACATCAGATACAACAGCAGTTGCAAACCTAGAAGTTATCGGTAACGGTAACTCAATTAAATTAACTAGTCCTAACGGAACAGTATATAGTGTTACAGTTTCTGATGCAGGTGCATTAGTAGTAGCATAATTAAAACGAATATATAACTAACAAAAACAATTAATCATAATATTATGGCTTTAAATTTCACATCAGTAATCGAACTACCTTCAGGTATTGAATTACAATCAGCTTACGGTAGAGTATACTGTATTGATCCACAACAAGGAACAGAAATCCAAGGTGCTGTTGACATATTTGTCAGCGAAGCAGATTGGGCTGCTGGTAAAAAACCAGTTGCAGGTTTACCATTTGTAAACAATGCATCTAAACCTTATGACAGAGCAGTTGACGGAGTAGATATCTTAGACTTTGCTCATGACTTCTTAATAGAAGCATTAGGACAACAAGGTTACGTTGCAACAAAACAACTGTAATTGAAACAAACTCATTAATTTGAGTATAAGTATAGTAGCAACCCAACAGTAATTAATCCCTCATTCTAGAGGTATTTTGTTTGTTATTTTTTTAGTTAATTAATTACTAGCTACTCAAAACCGTAGAGAAGTTTTGTGCCCATGATTTTAACTCTACACTAATGGTTATAGACCCAGGTTCTTTACAATCGTAATATTATTCCTGGGTCTTTTTTTGCTTCATTGTCAGTATTCATATTATGAAACCTGTTAAGAATGAAACCTTTCCTAATTAATATGTATAATAATTATAGTTTCGTGAAAATCACCAAGATTTAACGGATAGATATACTAAATAAGAATGGCACTCTTTAACTTAAATATAATATATAACGATGAAAAAAGACTACAAACCCATCTTTGATGGTCTCAAGAAAGAAGGTAACTACTACCACACTTACAACCTATTAATTTCTTCTCCTTACTGGAAAGATCATTTTAAAGTATTACTTACTGTAATGTTAAGTGATATCAGTATGAATGGTCGAGTACAATGGTGTCATAATACCTATGCAGATAAGATAGGTAAAACAAGACATAGTGTCTTAGATTACTTTAGACAATTAGAAGAATTACAAATACTAGTACCTTCAGAAGATAATAAGAAAGGTAGTAAGTATAATACTTATGACTTTAAATGGCATACTTTTAAAGAAATATGTAATTCTAAACCTGTTAAGCGTACGCTACAACCTGTTAAGAGCACGTTAGAACCTGTTAAGACCACGCTACAAACCTGTAAAGACCGCTTAACAGATACAGATACTACAGATATGTTACAGAAAAGTAACATATTAGAGGAGAAGACATCTTTAAAGGATGTTTCTCCTAAGGAAATAGAGGCACTAATGCACGAAATAACAAAAACTATATAATCATGAGCAACAGAACTTACACAACATTCAATCTATACGAAGAGGTATTTAATCCTAACTTCGATACCTTTACAGCTGAACACCATATAATGATGGGAGTAATGTATAATATTACAAGCAAAGGTAAACATGTATTACACAAAGGAGTTCTATCTTCTTCTGTAAACGATATTCTAAAGCAGAACCTGCATAGGTTTAACATAGAGAAGAAACCAAAGAATAGCCAATGGTATAGTTACCTTGAAGAATTAAGTTCATTAGGTTATCTTAGAAGGCTTAAAGATGTAATAGGATATTCTGATAGACCTAACGGTAGATTTGAAGTCCGTAACCCTAACTATATTATTACTGAAGAAGGTATGCAACTATTTAAACATACTAGCAAACCGTCATACGACCTAACCCAGTTATTTTAATATATAGACTATATGGAAGCAAGAGCAAAGAGAGGACCAAAAAAAGGATATCAAGTAATGATATGGGTACCTGCCATAGTTAGAGAACTAGGCGATCTATTAAATGATAGAGAAAAACTATTCTGTAATCTTATCTATAGTTTACATAAGCAAACCCATACTGCTAAGAGAGATAGGTGGGATATGTATCATATAGCCAATAATGATTTTCAAAACATATTAGGTTGGAAGTCGTTTGTTACAGACTATAATGGTAAGTTAGAAAACCTAAGAAGAGTATTTAAGATAGGTCAAGC